GTGCATTGGTAGACATCAGGGTCACGCCTATATCGACTATCAGTCGAGTACAGCTAATCCTGACCATACCATCCGTGATTACCAAGGTAGGTTATACCTTGCATCTACGTTTGCACCGCCCACTTCTCTTACAACTGATGAAGCGTATAACGCCGCGACAGTTGAGTTCTACGAGCAAGCTCGTGAACAGATCCGGAAATTACAATCCGGGGTTGTCATTGGTGAGCTCCGCGAAACATTGATGATGATTAGGAACCCTGCTAAGGCTCTACGTCGTCGCATAGACGAGTATGTCTTCTTAGCCCGTAAAAGGGCTAAAGGAGTAAGAGCCATATCTGATCCCGCCTCTCGAAGGCGTCAATTAGATAGAGCAATCAGCAACACTTGGCTCGAGGCCCAGTTCGGCATGCGCCCCTTAGTTGGGGACGTGCAGGCTGGTGCTGAGGCACTTGCAGAATCCATAAACCGATTCAAAGGCCAGTATGGCTTTGCTTATGGTTTTGGAGTAGAGCAGGCCTTCCTTGGTGCGGACTCTGATATCCTTCAGATTCCCGCTCCTAACGGCAATACCGATATTCGATATCTATTTAATTATAGGTCGACGGCGGTGGCTACTGTTAGGATCAAGGGCCAGGTGGCTTTAGAGTTTGATAACCCCTTACTTATGCGGACGGACCTGTTCGGCTTTAGCTGGTCAGAGTTTATCCCCACTGTTTGGGAGTTGATACCCTACAGCTTCCTAGTTGACTATTTCACCAACATTGGTGGAGTACTTTCATCTTGGACGTTCCCTCGAAATCGTATTAAATGGGCGAACAATTCTTCCCATATCTCCCGTTTCAAGGAGGTTACGGGGTGGATGGTTAACCCAAATACGTATAAGGGGCCTCCGGCCAAGGTGCATCACTGGCACGGTGATTACATAAACTTCAAGAGTGACGCCACACGTACTGAGCGATGGGCCTCGGTTCCAGGTTATCCTTCGATAACCTTTCAGATCCCTGGCCTTAGTCTAAAGTGGTTAAACATTTTAGGCTTAGCTCGCGTGCGACGGCTCTTTTAGTATTCCATTAATGTAGACCTACGAGGTTTTTCCTCATGACGATCTCACTTAGTTCACCTGTTTCAGGCGGTGCCCAGACAGGTTTCACCTCGCCCACCTATACGGTGGTCGTGGATACCGCTCCGACGTCTTCCGGTAAGCAATATGCCGTCACCGCCGTTGGCGGTGCCGGAAATACGCCCCGGATCTCGTCGGCTTCCGATCCATTCACAGTGACGTTCGAGCGCCCTGCCAATGTGCGCAGTGCTCCCGTGCCAAACCCTGTGACTGGAGTTGTTGGTAATGTCCCCAGGAACACTTACAAGACTCGCGTCCGAAAGGGCGTGATTCCGGTAACTGGACAGAATCCACAGGTTATGCTCATTACTGGTGCTTTCGATGTACCAGCAGGGGCTGATCTGGCGAACCCTGTCGACCTGAAGGCTGCAGTCTCGCTCTTTATTGGAGCGTTAAACCAACAGTCGGCAGGTTGGGGTGATACGCTGCTTTCAGCTGTCATCTGACCTGTGTACTTGTTAGATCTTTGATCCACAAGAGGTGATCTTTATGTTTTATGCCTTCACGTGCGCTTCGACACAGAATTCACAATTCTGGTCTTGTGCTGACGAAAAACTCAGCAAAGAGCTCGACTGGCGACTCGTTGCATTCGAAACGGGCCGTAATTTACATCCCATTATTTGGGATTATCTTCACGGCAACTCGTTCCGGTGGTACGATGCCTCCTGTCCGTCTCTTGACGAAACCATGATTTGCCTTTGGGAGTTGAATCCCAATTGCTTTCTTGGTGATGTCGGATTGACGTTTCGGGCAATACATCAGATCACTGGCTGTCGTTGCCTCTTTGCACCAGATGTGCTGATGACAGAGACTATTCTCGTCCCTAAACTCGCCTCTACGCGTAAAAAACGTGGGGGAAAGTGGGTCGAGGAGTACTCCTTCAGCCTCTCAAAGTTCAAAGAGTAGGCGGGTTGGGTGGTCCCCACCTGCTATTTACCAACAATGTTGCGGAGAAACCCTTTATGGCCATTCAGCCTAACGCTCTTTTCTCTGACCTTCTATGCGACCTGAGTCACCATCTCACTGGAGTGGAAATCGGGAACGGTATTAACCCCGTCCTCGAAATTCACCCATGGGATAATGATAACCGGGCTGCGTCGAAATCCCTGCTCAATAGTATCTTTAAAAAATACGTTGACCAGGTCAGCAGCGATGCTGACGACAAGGCTCTGGAAAAGTTCTTACAGATAAACTCTGTCTGTAAGGATTTCAGGTTTAGTGCCAAGTGGGAGCATGAATATGAGTTCTTCGGACAGCTCCGTAAGGAGATATACGAGGCGCTCAAGTCGTGCGATCTACTTTCTGTCGGCTTTGGTCAAATCCTTGACCATGGTCGGCTAGGTCCTGGTGCGTCAATCGGCGCGCGTGGGGGGGACTTCTATACGAAGTTCTTTTCATCACGCTTGTCGACAACCAGGGCGTCACTTGCAGACGCATTCGTGCGTTACGCACGGTTCCGACCCCGCTGGTTTGAAGCGCTTGAAGAAAGCGCCCAGTGTTGGGGTGGGCCGATTGTGTGTGAAGGTAACCGCATTTCCTTCGTTCCAAAAGATAACACGATCACACGTACCATATGTACCGAACCTTCGCTGAATATGTTTTATCAGCTCGGGCTCGGGCACCTACTTGAAGATATGCTTGATCGAAGGTTCGGACTTAACATCCGAACTAGCCGACCCGATCTTCGGGCTATTGGAGAAATCCAATGGACAGGCGTTATGCAAGTAGATCGCAACAGGGCATTGGCTCGGAAAGGGAGCATCGATGGATCGTTTGGTACGATCGACCTTCGCTCTGCTTCTGATTCCATGTCTCTGTCTCTGTGTAGAGCTATCTTCCCTCGCCATTTTATGTGGTGGTTGGAAACTCTACGGTCTCCATGTTCTCTTATAAAGAGAGAGCAACAGGAGCTACATATGGTGTCTACAATGGGGAATGGTTTCACCTTCCCTCTGCAGACTTTCTTCTTCGCGTGTGTTGTGAGGGCCGCTTACCGGGCGCTCGATATAAAAATCGAGAAGCCTTCCAAGGAAACCCTTGGAAACTATGGGGTTTATGGTGACGACATTATCGTAGATGCGAAAGCCTACGATCTAGTGTGTCATTATTTGACCCTGTGTGGTTTTACGGTGAACTCTCACAAGTCCTTTAACAAGGGCGTGTTTCGTGAATCATGCGGGGCTGACTTCTTCCGAGGTCAGCCTATACGGGGTGTATACTGTAAAGGTCTACATACCGTGCATGAGAGGTACGTTCTCCTAAATCGTCTTAACCAATGGACGGCCATGACAGGCTTACCGCTTGTTAATACCGTTCGTAGGCTCCTTGCGAGTGTACCCAAATTATGGGTCCCTCTCGGGGAGACTGACGATGCAGGCATAAAATGTCCGCTTAGCTGGTTGCCTATAAAGCTACCAGTTGACCCGGACTGCCAATCGGTGAAATACCGGCGGTGGATTGCAAGACAGACCTATCTAGAAGTAGATGGTGAGGGCTTGCGTATCAAAGTGCCAAGAGGCTCGAAGACGAGGTCGTTTTCTTATAACGGTCTTGTTATAGCTGCCTTAGGAGGCTTTATGGAGTCTTACCGGATTCCTGTCAGGCATGACAAGGTACGGTATAGACAGAAGGAGGGCATATGTCCCAACTGGGATTATGTGCCCACGGGCCTGGGTGAATTTCACCCAGGTGGACGCATGCCTCTAACCGAGGCGTGCTTAGTTAACTTGAACAATTAACTAAGAGT